CCATTCCTCTGATTTAAGGCAACTGCCGAGCATTCCTCGGTAGTTGGTTTCGATGCAGGTGGGCGGTTATAGGCCGCAGTTTCGTCCGCATCGGGGTGTGATCTGGCCGGGGCTCAACCGGCATTCGGCGGAAGGGGTAGCCCTGTAGGCGACCGGTTGGCACATCCGCTGCCCGAGACTTAGCCTCAGATCACACCCCGATGCGCTCTCATAGAGAGGATCGGGCAGTTAACGACAGGCTGTCGTGGCGCTGGTTGTTCAAGCAGTCTCAGCCGCGCAGCACTCTGTGTAATGCGCCATTGCGATCGGCATGTGGTAGCTGTCCAGAGGCCATTTGCTGACCTTGCAGCCTTGGCCGGCTGGGCAATGAAAGACGAACAACTCACCTTCGTCCTTATCCATTTCCATGCTCACCTGTGCACCGCTGGTGAAGGTGTCCTTGATGATCGTGGTCATGCTGTGTTCCTCCGGTTGATTTCCCGTCTGGCCCTGTCGCCAAGGCCAGCCAGTGAAATCTGTTTTTCTCCGCACCCGCTTACCAGGTCATTCACTCAGTTCGGTCAACACCTCGTCCGCCGTCGCAGTGGGCTGCGCGTTGGCAGGCTTTCGGGCCTGTCGGATCGCCGGTCGCCGGTAGAGGCAAGTGCGGTTTTGTTCATCGGTTTACTGACCTCCCACCGATGGAGCCGGGAGTGACCTAACCGGACTGGCCGGGTAGTCGTTCATGGCGCTGGTTGTTAAAGAGCGGCGGGTCTGTTGAGGCCCTTCGCAGTGGCTGTGTGTCGCTGCGATGGGCATAAATTAACCGGCGGTTACTTTGTCGTCAATACCGCCGGTTAATTTAATTCACGAAAGATTTGGTTATGCTCCGTTTAACTGGATGGATATACAGCTATCAGGAGTGAAGTAGATGGCAGCGGCACAAAAACAAAACCGGCACGAAAGCGGTGGCATGTCAGGCCTTGAGCGTCTTGAGCTACGCGTCTCGTCGATGATCAATCACCCCGTCGCGCAGATTCAGCGATGGGTGACGATCCATCGGCTGGACACGGATGGGGAGAGGGAGTGGGATGAGGTGATGGGGAAGCTGTCTGAAACTGACGCCATCGATATGACATTAAACGATGCCGATTCGGTGACGCTCAGGTGGGATCCTCTGGGTGAGGATGTACAAGTCGCCGAGGCGGAAAATCTATTTGAAGTATCGATGGAGCAAGCTGCTCCATTTTGACCGGTGTAAAAAAGCCCGCTCATTGGCGGGCTTGATACTACTTACTCGGAACGGGTGCCGGAGCGGGCGGGGAGGCCTCGGCTTTACCTGCTTGAAACGCTGACATCGTGGTCTGCATTGCGCCTAAAACGTTAGCCTGGTTTGCGTAATACGCGCCGACTAGGATTGCGACCACGGCAAGTAACTGGACAATGACGGCTGCCCAATAATTGGATTTCACCGTAGCCGCCTGCTTTGCTGCCTCTTCAGCGCCTTCAGCTGCCTTAGTCGCACGCTCCGCCAGCAACTCGAACCGCTTGTCTCGCTCAGTCTGCGCTTTATCACGCTCAGCTTGAGCAGAGAGAAAGCCTTCGATTTTTGAGGACACAGACTCTATTCGAGCATCCATTTTCACTTCAATGGTCTCGAGTTTTGCGTTGAATTCTTCCCGCGTTATCTCTGTCATGCCTTTATTGTTGCTCAGATTCGGCGATCTGTCACTTCGGACCAGCAGCGCTTCGAGTCTCTGTTTTTCCGCTATAGCTCGAGACACCTGTTCCATTTGGGCGTCGAGAAGTCTAAGGTCAATCCGCTGCATCGACGTCGTCCCCTAGAGATTCCGGGCTGATGAGGCGAACGGCTCTTTTCACCTTCTCCAAGGCAGCGTTCATGCCATCTCGTGATTTCATGACTTCCGTTACCAAAGCCTTCCTTTTGTCCTCGTCATCAGTCAGAGCTGCTAATGCGGCAGTAATTTCCACATTTAGAGAAAGCTGCGTAGCTGCGGCTTGCCAGACTTCTAATAGCCCACTAACTAACGCGATGTTTATACGTTCTTGCTCGACTGGTTTTTTCATTGCGTTACCGCTTTCTGAAGAGTAATCGAAGAGCCAATGGTCATGGATGTGCCTGAGGATTGATGGGCAGAACATCCCGTTTACCGAAATATCCCCATCGTTGTCAGACTAGTTGTGCGTTCCAGACTAGAAGCACCCGAGCCTGGATGAATGTCTCGTCTGCTCGGATAGTTTGCGGCGGGTGACGTTCGTTGTCGGATATCATCTTGATCTGATCATCACCGATCCACTGGAGACGCTTGATGTACAAATGGCCTTCCCAAGAAAACATGTAAATTCCATCGCCTACGAACTCCCGAATGCTGACGTCCACCAGCAACGGGTCGCGATGCTTGATCGTCGGCGCCATTGACTGGCCCCAGCCGGTCACCATTTTCAGATGAAAGTGCTCTTTGAATTCGACACCCATCTCGCGAAGATGTTGAGGGCTTACGCGCACATCCTGCAACATCTCGGGATAGTCATGCGGGATCTGACCGCCGCCCATCGCGGCGCGGACGTCGTAGTGGGCGATCCACACCTCATCACCCACAACCCCTGGCCGGTAGTAGTCAATCTCGATGGCGCCGCCGGCGTCATCTGCTTCAGCGGCCGCCATCAATCTTTGTCTGGCAGTGTCTGTAAGCCCTTTGCCCTGTTTATCGAGCATCGCTCGGACCATATCAGCGGCTGAAAGCGTCGAAGCTGATGGCTCTTCATTGACACCTGTCAGCCCGCTGATCTCGCGGGCAAGTCGCTTACTGAAGCGCTCGACCGGAACGCCGAGTAAGCGCGATAGAACCGCCGCGAACTTGGCGTTCAGAGGATTCGTTCCGTTCAGGTACATCGCCACCGCAGCGGCCGATATATCAGCTTCCGCCGCAAGACTCGCCTGGGTCAGTCCGAGCGCGTTCTTTTTCGATACGAAAAGCGCCTTGGCGGCGTCGCACTCAGCTTTCAGTTCTGGGGACAGCTCTTTCTTTCTGCTCATCCGTGAAATTTAACCGTTGGTTAATTTTATTGCGGCAACCGCCGGTATTGCTTGAAAACTAACCGGCGGTTAATATTGGGTCTGACAAAGTTTGCTGAGGCAACGACATGAAGAAGACGCCACTGCCAGAACTGGTTGAGCGAATTGGTCAGTCCGCTGTCGCCAAGGGCCTTGGCGTCAGCGCTCCAGCCATTTCAAAAGCCTTGAAGGCGGCCAGGGAAATCCTGGTCATTGAACATGAGGACGGAAAGCTGACGGCGGAGGAGGTTCGTCCATTTCCGTGCCAGCTGCCGGTTCAAAGAACCGCCGCCTGACATCGAAGTCCGCCGTTCCTTGAGCAAATGATCGCGCCGCTGGTAGCGCAAAGCCACGTAACAATTTTTGAGGTGTGACATGCAGGAGTTGATGAGAGCGATCTACGACGTGGTTGACGACCATGGCACCAAAAAGATCGCAGAGGGCGCGGACTTCAAATCCCGGACGTTGCTTTCGCAGAAGGCAAACCCGGACTACGACACCCACCGCATGAACGTGGAAGAGCTGCACCGGATCATGAAGTTCACCCAAGACTTCCGCCCGCTCAAGGCTTGGGCAGAGGCGTTCGGTTTCGACCTGGTCCCGAAGGAGCGGCCGGAAGGGATCAACCTCAACGCCGCTCTGCTGCGACTGCATGCCGATCTTGCCGACGTAACCCGGCTTGCGTTCGACGCACAGGCTGATGGTCGAGTCTGCTCGGTCGAGAAAACGAGCCTGCTCAAGGAGGCTGAGGAAGTAATCGTCAGCCTAGAAGTGTTCAAGCAGTCCGTGAAGGCAGCCTGAATTTCAGACACAAAAAAGCCGACGTACGAGGTCGGCTTTTTCAACAGCGGTAAAACAAGTGGAGCTGATTATGCACGCACAGCCACAACAGGACAATACCGGACGTGTCGCGACACGTTTTTCCAATTCTGAAAACGTGTCGCGTACCACGATGTCCTCCCGCGAGATCGCTAACGTCACTGGCAAGCGACACGCCAACGTGAAGCGCGACATTGCTGCGATGCTGAAAGAACTGAAATTAGATGTACTCAGTTTTGAGCACATCTATCTGGATGGTCAAAACCGGGAGCAGGTCGAATACATGCTCGACCGCGAACACACCGATTGCCTGCTCACCGGTTACAGCGCCCCGATGCGGATGAAAGTGATTCGCCGGTGGCGCGAGCTTGAACAGCAGCAGGGCGCCCGCGAGCAGGTTCTGCTCAATGGCACCAAGGTCGTCGGCGAGATCGCCATCATGGAGTGCTTCACGCGCCTGCTGAAGCCCGCGCCATCATGCCAGATGGCCATGCTCACGAAGATCGCCCAGAACAACGGGCTCGATCCGAAGTTTCTCCCAGGCTACGCCGTCGACTCTGCACCTGATGCCGCCGGCGGCTCTTCGATGCCCACCAAGTCGGCCACGGCCTTGCTGAAAGACAGCGGCATTCGCGTGTCACCTGCTGCGTTCAACCGCGCACTGGAAGCCACGGGCTTTCTGAAGCAGCTCCAGCGCAAGAACTCCAAACAGGAAATGGTTCCGTTCTGGACGGTGACCGAGAAGGGCATGGCCTACGGCAAGAACCTGACCAACCCCCAATCCCCACGCGAGACGCAGCCTCACTGGTACGTGGATCGCTTCCTCGAACTGGCCAAATTGGTCGGGAAGGCCTGATATGCAATTCACCGTCACGATCAATCAGGTGAAGGCGTTGGAGTGGGGGTTGAATTCTCAGCAGGCCCTGCTGTTCGCCTTCGTCTACGGCTGCCCTAGCTGGACAAAGCCAATCAAGACTGACGACGGGATCTTCTTCGCGCTGAGCAAGGCCAAGATCATCGAGGAGCTGCCGGTTCTCACTGACAAGCCAGACACTGCCTACCGCATGCTGAAGGCCCTGGAAGAGGCGGGTTTGATTGAGCTTTCCAGCACTTCGAACATCACGCTGTTCCGCCTGACCGAGAAGGCGATTGAGTGGAACCAGAAGCTGGACGGGTCGGAAAAATATCCGACCCCACCGAAGAACGAAGGTCGGAAAAAAATCCGATCTACCTCGGAAAAAAATCCGATCATGGTCGGAGAAAAATCCGAGCAAGGGTCGGAAAAATCTCCGACAAATCAGGATACCAATCATCAGGGTACCAATCAGGATACCAGTCAGGACTTGCAAGGCAGCCCGGACAAGCCGGCCCGCAATCTGGTTTTGGTGGTTGATCGCACCGGTGCGCCACGGGTTGAGATTCCCGCTGACATGCCAGGCCCCAAAGACCAGTCCTGCAAAACCTTCAAGGTCTGGGCGAACTACGCCATGGCCTACCGCAAGCGCTACAGCACTTGGCCGGTGTGGAACGCCAAGGTCGGTGGCCAGCTCGGTCAACTGGTCGACCGCCTCGGCGCCGATGTAGCTCACCACGTCGCGGCTCACTTTTTGAAAACCAGCGATGCCGCAGTTCTCCGCAAATGCCACAGCCTCAACGAACTGCTGGCCAACGCCGAGAGCTACCACACCCAGTGGGTGACCGGTCAGCGCATCAACGGGACAACTGCTCGCCAGATGGAACGTACCGAAGCGAACGTCTCCGCCGCCGAACAGGCCGCGCAAATGGTCTTGGCCAAGCGCCAAGCAGGGGAGCGCAATGAGTACCTTTGAAATGAACGACCAGCAAGTTGCCGGGCTCGCTGCAGCAATCTGCGCCACCGCCGAGGCCATGGGTCAGGAAATGAACCCAGGCACTGCGGCGATCATGGCCGAAGACCTTTGCGCTTACCCGGTACCGGCGGTGAAGGCCGCACTGAAGGCCTGCCGCTTTGAGGTGAAGGGCAAGTTGGCAATGGCTGACATTCTCCAGAGAGTTCAGATCGCCGACGGGCGCCCGGGCAAGGACGAGGCCTGGGCGATCGCGATGACCACCAACGATGAATTCGAAACCGTGGTGCTGACCGACGAGATCCAGCTCGCACTTGCAGCGGCGAAACCTGTCCTCGACGCCGGCGACAAGGTCGGCGCGCGCATGGCGTTCAACAGTGCTTACGAGCGGCTGGTGGGGCAGGCCCGGGAGGACAGCAAGGAAGTGAACTGGCATGTGTCGGTCGGCTTCGACGCCAACCGCCGCACACAGGCGATCACCAAGGCCGTGCAGATGCAGCGAATCCCTCAGGAGCGCGCTCAGCAGTACCTGGCCGACTTGAGTGTCGTGCCGGTCACTGAAGACGGTCGGGCCGTCGTAGCGCTGCTCACCGGTGAGGTTGCGCGGCCTTCGCCAAAGCTGCGCGAGAGGCTCGCCGCAGTGAAGGATTCGATGCTCGCCATGCGCCAAGCATCAGCCGAAGAAAAAACAGAAATGCGAATTCAGGCAGCCAATGAGCTGGCGGATCGCCGGGCGCTGCTCATTCAGCAGGCCGAACAATTGGAAGCAAGGAGTGCGGCTCAATGAGCATCGATAAACAAAAGCTCCAGCAGCTGCTGTGGGCCGAGGCGGCGTCATTCCGTGCCGACTGCGCAGACTGGAAGCGCAACACCGAGGCGCTGCAGGAGTTTCTCGGGGAGAAGACTGTGGAGGAGGTGGCGCTTGAGCTGCTGGCAGAGAACGAACGGCTGACGCAGCAACTCGGCGAGCTGATCAACAGATTGCCGAACAAGGTGGCCACGCATGGCTGACAAAATCTCCGTGAACTGCCAGGCCAAACTCTCCGAGGCCATTACCGCGCTCAGCACCATGTTCCGCGACAAGAAGTTCGTCGTCGTGTCGCTGCGACCGGGCAAAGACCGCACGCTCGATCAAAACCGCCTGTGGTTCGCGATGTACAAGCGCATCGCGGAAATGACCCAGATCGGCGACGAGGCCGACGCCCGCCGTTACTGCAAGCTGCACATCGGCGTGCAGATCCTGCTGAACGAGGACGCAGGGTTTCAGGCCGAGTGGTACCGAGTAATGCGGCACCTCCCGTACGAAACCAAGCTGGACATGATGGGGGGTTGCCATTTGTTCGGTCCGGATGGCTTCCCGGTGACCAGTCTGTTCAATCGTTCCCAAGGCGTTGCCTACACCGATCGCATTGTCGCGCGCTTCGCAACGCAGGGCGTGTACTTCGATGATTTGCTAAGCCAGGAGGCCGCATGACGATTGAACGGAAGCAGCCCAAGCCGAAGAAATGCCGAGTCGCCACTTGCAGGGCCTCATTCGTTCCGTCGCGGATGGGGCAGGCGGTTTGCAGCCCGGCCTGCGCGGCCATCGATGCACCGCGCCACATTGAGAAAGCACGGAGGGCGCTTGCCCAGCGTGACCGCCGAGAGATCCAAGTGCGCAAGGAGAAGCTGAAGAGCAGGGCGGATCACTTGCGCGAAGCCCAAGCAGCCGTGAACGAGTACGTCCGCCTGCGTGACGCGCACCTGCCTTGCATCAGCTGCGATTCGATGCCGAACGACAACGACCTGATGACGGGCAGTCGCTGGGACGCTGGGCACTACCGATCCGTCGGCGCCTGTCCTGAGCTGCGCTTCGAGCCACTCAACATCCACCGCCAGTGCGTGAAGTGCAATCGCAACCTGTCCGGTAACGCGGTCGAATACCGCATCCGGTTGGTGCTGCGCATCGGCGCCGAAACCGTGGCATGGCTCGAAGGTCCTCATGAGCCCCGCAAGTACACCGTCGAAGAAATCAAAACCATCAAGGCTGAATACCGGGCCAAGACCCGAGAACTGAAAAAGGGGCAGGCAGCATGAAATTGATCAACGCACGTCAAGCGTGGACAGACGCACAGCATGAGTCGAACGCCTCAATCAGTGCGGCAGCGGCTGACCGGGCAAAATCCGCGACCGTTGTCCGGAAGGAGAAGGCCGCGCTCCGGGAGATCATCTTCGCTGCCCAGGGCGACGACAAGGAAGAGCGCATCAAGGCCGTGCGACAGAAGATCCACATCGCCGAGACGCGCCGCACGCCAATTGGCCGGTCGACGCATCGCGCCGCCCACCTGGTGACGATGGGGAAGGTCCAGAAGGCGATCGAGTCCTTGCCGTTCCAGGTGCAGCAGTTGGGGCACTACCTCTACCACCCGTGCATGACGGTCGTTCACATGCTCAACGCCGAGAAGCTGATCTGGTCGGATACAGACTTCAGGGCGCTGAGCGACGCCAAGGCGGCGAAGGTGCATTGCCTGATCACTTGCGCCCTGCAGTCCTACAAGGCCGAGGCAAACGGCGGTGCTGCATGGGGGCCGGCTCGAGTGTCTGACGCCATGATGAAGTTGTACGGGATTGCTATCCAGCCCAAGCACTGGGATCGCGACTGGCTCGACATTTGGAATTTCCTGCGAAAGGCCATTGAGGGAGTGGATATTCAGGCTCAGCAACCAGTCTGGCAGGTTATTCACGCAGAAAATTCAGAGGATGCGGCATAAAGGTGTTGCTATGGTGGGGGATTCGATGTACTTTTCCCACACTGCACAACTTACATCCAGCGCGCAACAACCTCGAAACCCGGCAACCGTGTCGGGTTTTTTATTGCCTGACGCTACTGTAGTGTTCTCCTATGAGGGAGAGCATGGCATGCATACATTTTTTCACGCAGACAGAAATTCATCACTAACGGCCGGGCAAGATCTAGTGGTTGATGAACGAGGATTATCAACTTTCGGCGCGGTGTATTGGTCGAAGATTCAATCTGAGCCGCCAGTTGGCTCAGAGCATGCGGTTGTGCGAGAGTTTTGCGCTGAAAGGGCTATGCACCTCGTTGGTTTTCCCTGGTCGCGGCATTGCTCGCTTTTTGCTGCTGAAACTATCGAGCAAGCTATTGAGTTCGCGAATACAATTCAACCGACTCCAAGTCTTCCAGTTCCAATTTTTGAGATTTTTGCAAGTAGAGCGTCAAGGCATGACATGAATTGGCTCGACTATGAAGTTGGATTGGTTGCTCGGATCGAATATGCCTGTGCTTACTGGCGCCAGGAGGAGTCAAACCATCAGCCAGCAGAGGGCCCGCGCAAACCGCCACAATGGGAAATCTTGATCCCTCTTCCTGCAAGGGTTGGCCACCAAGTGGCAACCGCCTTCTTTTAGTATTTTCGATGTTTTTCAAAGGCCTCTGCATTCGCTGGGGCTTTTTCGTTTGTGGAGGTCGAGATGGCTGATATTGAGAATCGGCTTACGAGCCTTGAGTCTTTCGTAAATGAGATCCTCGTTGAGATTCGAGGAATCAAACTAGAGATACTGGCGGCAAAGGGTGAATCCGATGCCGCCGCGCCATTGCTCGAGCGACGGCTTCAGAAAGTCGAATCAGCCGTTGGCCTTTTCGAATTCGGAAAGGGCGTAGGCCTTTAACTGAGCCAGTGTCAGATCGTCAGCGTTGTCTGGTACCGCGGGGTAGTAAGTCGTCGTGGTGCCTGCTGGCAGCATGATGGTTGCGATCAAGTTCCAGTGAGCCCCTTGATTGATGTTTCCGCAGTTCAGATGAACGAGTTTGTACTTGCTCATACCAATTCCTTTGTGGCTTTTTCGAGAGGTGAATTTCGATACTAGCCGCAAGCCATGACCCGCATCTAGAGGGTTTTTTCGTTTTCGGCTCCCCACACCCATAGCCCCGAGCTGGGAGTGCAGCGGACGCCGACCTATTTGCGCTGGCCTGACGGGTCAGCTTTTCATGATGGAGTTGCAATGGATCCTACTGACCTCGGCCCAGGCACAGCTACCTGGCTGGGCGGTACGGGCCTCACTCTCTTCGGTGGCTTCCTCTGGTTGCGTAAGTTCCTCTCGAAGGATGCTGCTGACAGGGCGATGGATAACGCCGACATTTTCACGCTTCGCCGGCTGAATGAGCTGCTGGATTCCGAACGTGTTGCACGGAAGGAAGCCGAAGCCCGTGCTGACCAGTTCGCGAAAGAGCGCAACGAGCTTGCGGCAGCAGTAGGCCGGATGGAGGGGAAGATCGAAGCCCTCACCAGCCAAGTCGCGCAGCTCACCGCAACGGTTACCTCGCAGAGTGAAGAGATCGCCCGCCTGCGTACCAAGCTGGGAGGCATCAACTGATGGACAGATGCGCTATGGAATTTATTGCTCGCCGCTGGTGGCGTCGGGCAGAGATCTGGGTGATCGCCGCTCTGCTGCTCGCTGGCGGCCTGATCCTCGGTTACCAGGCTGGCGTGTGGTCAGCCAGCAGTGAACAGACCAAGCAGCTCGCCGAGGTTCGCGCAGCCTACGATGCAGCGCTGGGCAGTCGCGACGTTCGCCTCAACAGCCTTGCCGAGAAGACGCAGGATGCAGCGGTGAAGGTGCAGGAAGCGTCGAACTCAGCAGTTCAAGCCGCCGATACAGCGAGCAAGGCAGCGGAGAAGGTCAACGACGCTGTTGAGCGGCAGGCCCCATGAGCGCCTTGCTGAAGCTGGTCCCAGCGTGGGTATGGGTAGTGCTGGCAGCGCTCGCAGCCGTCGGTTACCTATCGCTGCGTCTTGATAGCGTGAAGGATGATCGAGCAGCGATCTCTGCCGAGCTCGAGTCTGCCACTGCTCGCGTGGACTCGCTCACCAACACGCTCCGCATTCAGCGCGAGATCACCAATGACATCAACCGAGTCTCCGATGATGCGAAAGCCAAGACTGAGCATGTGTCGGCTGCCGTTGTTACTGCTGATAACCGGGCTCGCAGCCTGCAGCAGCAAATTACCGAGCTCCTCGCCAAGCGGAAGTCTTGTGCTGCCGAGGTTGCCAGCGGAAGCAAGGCAAGAGCCGACCTTACCGTTCTGCTCGCCGACCTGCGTAGAAGCGCTGACGAAGAAGCGGGAAGACTGGCAGAAGCTCTTGATCGAAGCCGAATAGCTGGATTGGCGTGTGAGGCTGCATACGCCGCCGCACAGAAGAACAGGTAGGTCGCGACACGTTTCGCGAAGGTGCAAATTGTGTCGCGACACGGACTGAGCAATGAGGAATGTGACCCGACTGCGCCATGCGCTTCCACTGAGCGCAGACATCAACGAGGCCGTGACGGAACTGGACATGGCTATCGCCAAGGCAATCGATGCGGCCAAAGCTGCCGGCTCGCCTCAAGGTCTGGTTGTGGCAATCCTCCACTGACAGGCTCACGCGCAGACGCACAATGGTGAGCTAAACGTTGATCTCTGCCTGTAAGGAGCAACGACAGTAGTCGCAAGTGCAGTGCTCTTTGATCAATTGTACAAAGTCGACTTCAACCGAAATCAGCTTGCCGTCCATTGCGGTGCACCAATCGCAGTCGCGTTTGTCACCGCAGGACATAGGGGAATACTGTTTGATGCCCAAGCCTTTCATGCGGGCAATTTCTCTGTGCCGGTTGTGATCGAAGGTCGCTTTGAGATAAAGCGACTCCAGCACTTTCTTCGTTCCGAACTCGAGTCCTGCTGGAGTGAGTGCTTCATACAGTTCGCGAGTAATTTTTAGCCGAGTATTGATGCCCAGCGAGCGTTTTTCTTCGAGCGATAGAAGCTCTCCATCTTTCAGTTTTACTTCGTGCAGGAAATCTCTGAGCACAGCGTCACGGCCAGACTCTTTAACGAACGGAGAGTTGGAAATCTCCGCTTTGTAGTAAGTGACGATTTCCGGCAGGGGCGTCTGCGCGGATTTCGGCATCTCCGGCACTAAGCTGACCGAAGCAGGCTTCGCCGCAGTATTGAACAGCTTGGCAATAATCGTCTTGAACATTTTGACCTGGCTCCGTCCCTTGGGTTGAACTCAACCAATACCGCCAAGCCACCAGTATTTCAAGCTCAAGGTGATCCATGAATAGGCCTTACCCTCCGGCGTCATTGCTTGAGATGTCTGACCTGTCCAGCTTCGGTATTTGCCTGATCCCCGCGCCCGAGGTGTGGGAGTGGCTCAAGTGCGAAATCCTTGCCGACACCGGAAGCATCTACAACCCAGACCACGCCCATCTGATCGATGCGGACGTGAGAGTCATGTGGGCGTCTGCTGCCTTCACGAAGAAAGGGCGCACGGTTGTTGGCCAGGCCGAACAGGTAGCGTTCCGTGCAGGTGGGTGGCAGAAGGCTCGAATGGAGCAGCAGATGCTGGATTGGTTCGGCGACGTGCCGGCCTACATCATCACTTTGGCTGCAGACTACTGCGCAGACTGTTCCGACGCTGACTTCTGCGCACTGGTCGAGCATGAGCTGTACCACATCGCTCAGGCGACCGATCAGTACGGCGCACCCAAGTTCACCCAGGAAGGATTGCCCAAGCTTGAGATGCGCGGACACGACGTTGAAGAGTTCGTTGGTGTGGTGCGTCGGTACGGGGCAAGCGCTCAAGTGCAAGAGCTGGTGGACGCTGCAAACAGTCCTGCCGAGGTAGGGAAAATGAACATATCGAGGGCCTGCGGAACCTGTCTGCTCAAGTCGGCCTGACTTTGACAGTACTTTGACGGATGCCCACTTATGGCCGCACTCAGAGACGAGGTGAAAGCCTTTGTCGTACAGGCTCTCGCCTGCTTTGACACGCCATCGCAAGTGGTGGCGTCCGTCAAAGAAAGATTCGGGCTCGAAGTGACCCGCCAGCAATGCGAGGCATACGACCCAACCAAGTACGTTGGACGCAACCTGCACGTGAAGTGGCAGACGCTATTCAACGACACCCGCAAGAGGTTTCGCGAAGAGACGGCAGAGATCCCGATCGCCAACCGAGCGTATCGACTTCGCACCTTGGGACGAATGGCCGAGAAGGCCGAGAACATGAAGAACATGGCGCTGACTGCCCAGTTGCTGGAGCAGGCAGCCAAAGAAGTGGGCGACGTTTACGTGAATCGTCGCCTCGAACCTGAAAAACCTCTGGGCTCCCAAGCGGACCAGCAGCACGCCGTTGCTGAGTACACCCTGGAGCCTGATGAGAATGTCCCCGCTACCCCGTACCTATGACCCGCCGGTAAAGCTGACGCCGAAACAGGCGAACATTTACTGCTGGGGCTTCCAGCCTCAGGCGCGCTTCCGCGATGCTGTATGTGGTCGACGGTTCGGCAAGACGTTCTTGGGCAAAGCTGAGATGCGCCGAGCCGCTCGGCTGGCTGCTGAGTGGGGAGTGAGCGTAGAGGATGAAATCTGGTATGGCGCGCCGACCTTCAAGCAGGCCAAGCGTGTGTTCTGGCGACGCCTGAAGCAGGCGATCCCTGAAGCCTGGCGTGCACATCGCCCGAATGAGACAGAATGCTCGATCACGCTCAAGTCTGGCCACGTCATGCGCGTGGTGGGGCTCGACAACTACGACAACTTGCGGGGCTCCGGTCTGTTCTTCGTCCTGGTGGATGAATGGGCGGACTGCCCATGGGAAGCATGGGAAGAAGTCCTTCGCCCGATGCTCTCGACCTGCCAATACTCGATACCGGGCATCGGCATGCGGAAGGGGGGGCACGCGCTACGCATCGGCACGCCCAAGGGATTCAATCACTGCTACGACACGTTTCAAGACGGCCGGCCGGGGCATGAGCCTGATCACAAGAGCTGGCTCTACACCTCGCTCGATGGCGGTAACGTGCCGGCTGAGGAGCTGGATGCGGCCCGTCGCAAGATGGACCCTCGAACCTTTCGGCAGGAATACGAGGCCAGCTTTGAGAACTACGCGGGTGTCGTCTATTACACGTTCAATCGTGAGGCAAATCGAACCAGCGAAACGATCAAGCGCGGCGAGGCCTTGCACATCGGCATGGACTTTAACGTCATGAAGATGGCGGCAGTCGTGCACGTCATTCGCGATGACCTGCCACTGGCGCTCAGCGAGTTTTCAGATGTGCGGGACACGCCTGAGATGATCGAGAAGATCAAGCTCCGCTTTCCTGACCACAGCATTGCGATCTACCCGGACGCTAGCGGCCAGAACACAAGCAGTAAGAGCGCAAGCGAATCTGACCTGTCACTGCTGAAAAAAGCTGGATTTACCGTAGTGGTGGATTCGACCAACCCCGCTGTGAAGGACCGGGTCAACGCCATGTGTGCGATGTTCGCCAATACCTACGGCGAGCATCGATATCTGGTCAACGTCGACCAGTGTCCGAAATACACGCAGTGCCTAGAGCGCCAGATTTACACGGACAAGGGCGAGCCCGATAAGAAGGCCGGCTATGACCACCTGGTGGATGCCCCTGGCTACTTCATTGCCAAGCGGTACCCGATCAAAACACGCACAGGCGGAACACGCCGAATTGGAGGCTTGGCCTGATGCCAGTGCAATCGACAAACCCCGACTACGACGCGCACATCGCCGAGTGGGAAATGATGGACGATGCGCTCGAGGGTGAGTGCGCCGTGAAGCGTAACGAGCGCAATCTGCCCAAGCCGAGCGGCATGGTCGAAGCTGAGAAGCTTGACGCCACCGGCAACAAGTATCTCTACGAGAACTACACGAACCGCGCTCAGTACGAGCATTGGGTGCGCGATTCGCTGCGGTCGATGATGGGGCTGGTTTCCCGGCTGATTCCGGAGATTGAGCTGCCCACCGGCCTGAAGGGGATAGAGGGCAATGCCACGTCTGACGGCTTCGGCCTGAAGCAACTGTTCTTCCGCATGGTGCGCCAGGCTATTTCACACGGCCGCGTCCCGCTGGTGGTGAACATCGACGATAGCGGCGAGCCGTATTTTTCGACGTACGCCACGCGCAACGCGATCAACTGGGACACGGCTGATCAAGGCGGTCGCCAAGACCTGGTCCTTTCGGTGTTCCGGGAGTTCCGAAAGAAGGGTGGTGATCGCTACAGCCATGACTGCGATACGGTGTTCCGTGAGTTCTTCATGCAGGGCGAAACCTGTTACACCGCTGTGCGCAATGAGGCCGGGGAACTGATCGACGATGAACGGCCGCTGGGCACTACCGGCACCGACAACCGTCTCGTCAAAGGGCTGTCCTACCTACCGGTGATCTATTGCGGCTCGACTGACAACTCGCCAGAGGTGGACGAGGTTCCGTTGTTGACGATGGCGCGCGCCGCGCTGAAGTCCTATCAATTGAGCGCTGACTACTTCACTGCGCTACACCAGACGAGCCATCCGCAACCATGGGTGTCTGGCCTTGATGATTCGGTAGAGCTGAGCGTGACCGGGCCATCTGCTGCTTGGGATTTGGGCCCGAATGGAGAATGCGGTTACCTAGAGTTCCAAGGTGCTGGCATTGAAGCAGTCCGCAAGGCCATGGATGACCAAAAGAACGCCGCGCTTGAAGCCGGCGCCAAGGTCATGGACGTCGGCGGTACCGAGTCGGGTGAGGCGCGTAAAACACGTCAGAACGATCAGCACGCCACGTTGCACAGCATTGTCGTCACGGTGGCAGAGGCGGTGGAGCAGGGGTTGCGGTACGCAGCTGAGTGGAAGGGCTACGACCCCAAGCAGGTCAAGTTCAAGGTGAGCCCTGAATTTGTGACCCCAGTGGTCGACGCCCAGGTGCTGGCTGAGCTGCTCAAGGGCGTGATGGCTGGCACGATCAGCGCCGACACTTACTGGCAGTACCTCACCACCGGCAAGTTGCCGGATCGCCCATACGAAGACGAAGCCGACCTGATCAGCGATGAGCGCGAGTCGGCCGGCATTACCTTGGATCAAGACGATGCCAACGACAAACCTGGCTCAGGCAGACAGCCAACTGCTGGAGCAGACGACGCGCCACTCGGTAATGCTGGAGCGGCTTAAAGCCGGCGAGGTCAAGAAGTTCGAGAAGTACCTGCGCCAGATCGACACGCTTGTGCGGGTGCAGTTGACCCGCAAAGAGCTGACCACCTATAGCCGGGACCGCCTTGAGCAGTTCCTCGCTCGTGTGGACGGTAAGCTGCTGGAGATCTACAAGGCCTACGGCGACCTGGTGCAGGCCGATCTGGTCGATATCGCGCTGTATGAGTCGACTTTTGAGGCCAACAGCCTGAGCAATGCGCTTTCCATCGACGCAGTGGTGCCGAGCAATACCGTGATCCGAGCGGCGGTGTTTTCCTATCCGCTGCAGGTGAAAGGCATCGACGGCGGCAAGCTGCTGAAGAGTTTCGTTAGTGGCTGGACGCGCACGGAGACGATGCGCGTGACGAACACCATTAGGCTCGGGTTCGGCCAGGGTCAGACGAACGCCCAGATCATTCAGGCGATTCGCGGCACCGCAGCTCAGAACTTCACGGACGGCGTCTTGGCAGTGAGCAATCGCAACGCCGCATCCGTAGTGCAGACGGCAATCCAGCACGTGGCCACGACGGCGCGAATGGAGACGCTGAAAGCCAACAGTGACGTGGTGCTGGGCTATCGCTGGGTGTCGACACTCGACCGCAAGACCTCGCAGCAGTGCAAGGGCTTGGATGGCATGCGGTTCGACCTGGGTAAAGGACCGCTGCCGCCGGCGCACATTAACTGCCGCTCAACCACGGTGCCGACAACCCGGCTTTCCGAGATGTTCGCGACGGACGCGACGCGCGCTGCGGTAGGCGAAAACGGCGGAGCACAGGTAGATGCGAGCCTGAACTATTACGAGTGGCTGGCAACGCAGCCGGCGAGCTTTCAGGATCATGCGCTTGGGCCTGTGCGCGCCAAGTTGTTCCGCGATGGGGGGCTGACGCCGGAGAAGTTCGCCAAGCTGCAGCTCGACAAGTCGTTCAAGCCGCTGACGCTGGCGCAACTTAAGGCGGCGGAGCCCGACATGTTCATCCGAGCAGGCGTTACACTCGGCGCTCCACCGGGTTGAGATAGCCGATGCAGATTATCGTTGAAGACGGGAAGGGCAGGCCAAACGCGAATAGCTTCGTGCCGCTGGAGAAGCTGACTTTCTACCGCGACTACTACGGGTTTCGGATACCTGAAGCAGAGGCCGAGCAGGTCGAACTACTGCTGCGTGCTGCAGCCGACATCAACTGTCGGAATTGGAAGGGTCAAAAGGCCAATCCGGATCAGGCAATGGCCTGGCCCCGGCGTGACTGCAAGATTGAATACCAGACACTGTCCGAGACGTTCGTGCCCTTTGAGCTTGAATGGGGTCAGGTGCGGTTGGCAGTTGAACTGTACGCCGGCGAGCAGGGCTTCCAGATCGAGGAGCCAACGCATTGCACTGAGCCGAATGGCCGGCGCACACGGCTCAACCGAGATACGCCAGGCTTTCGTATGCGTCCCCCGCCGTACGCGCCGAGCAGAACGCAATTCGCCGATTACTTGGTGATGCGCGGGCTTAGGGTCGTCAATTAGCAAGGCGTCTATGTTTCAACTTGTTTTTATAGTGCTCGCCGTAGACAAGGAGAACTCTATGACAATCCAATTTGATGCTTTTGATCGGTTTAAAAACAAAGTCGTTATTGTTTATGACAGGACTGAGGATGCCGGGCGGCTCGACGGCTTGGTTGAACACTGGGGATTGTCGACGTTAGGTGGAAAGGACGTAGTAAGAGTTTCCAAGGGGGTCTATCGGATCCAGGGCAGCATAGAAGATCTCACATCGACTGACCCTAACGCGCCATAGCGAACAATTAATTACACAACAACCTCGGCCATGCCGGGGTTTTTTTATGCCCGTCAGGCGGGCCAACCAATCCCCAGGGGATACCCATGCCATTTGAATTTGACCCGGCCGCCGCTGGCCTCACCCTCGATGCAACTCAGACCGCAGCCCTTCAGGAGGCGCTTGGCGGAAAGGTTCAGGAGTATCTGGACAAGGAAGTAAACGGGCTCAAGTCCAAGAATCAGGAATTGCTTGGTTCTAACCGTACCATCAAGACTGAACTGGACAAGCTGAAAGATCAATTCGAAGGCCTGGATATCGACGCGGTGAAAGGCTTGCTCGCGAAGGTGGGCCAGGACGAAGAAACGAAACTTATCGCCGAGGGCAAGCTCGACGAGGTGATCAATCGCCGCACCGAACGCCTCCGCACCGATTCCGAGAAACAAATCAAGGCCGCCAACGAGCGCGCCGACAAGGCTGAAGCATTCGCTGCCAAGTACAGCGACAAGGTGCTGGCCGACTCCATCCGCGCTGCCGCCATCAAGGCCGGCGCGCTCCCTGAGGCTGCGGAGGACATCATCCTGCGCGCCCGGGGCACCTTCAAACTCAGTGAAGACGGCGAGGCGATCGCTACCGACCGTGACGGCGAGGTCGTTTACGGGAAGGACGGGAAAACTCCGCTGTCGCCGCTCGAATGGGCGGAGTCGCTGCGTGAAACAGCAACACACCTGTGGCCAAGGGCTCAGGGTGCCGGTCCGACCGGTGATCAAGGTGGCAAGGCCACGAAAAAATGGGGCGAGTACACGGAAACCGAGCGCGCTGCGATCGCCCGTGACAACCCCGAGCTGTTCAAGAAAATCCAGGCCACCAAAGGAACCTAATTCATGGCAACTACCCAACTGACCGACATTTTCGTCGGTGACTACTACGCCTCGCTGGAGCCGGTAAATAGCCCGGAAAAAACCGCTGTCTACGAGTCGGGCATCGTGACTCGCTCGCCTGTACTCGATGCAATCGCTTCTGGCAGCCAAGGCACCGCCGAGATCAGCTACTGGCAGGATCTCAACGCTGATGAAGCACCGAACATCAGCAACGATGACCCGAACGACCAGGGCGAAGTCGGCAAAGTCACTCAGGACAGCATGCGTGCTCGCGTCCTGTACCTCAACAAAGGTTATGGCGTTGCCGATCTGACCGCCGAACTCGCGAACAGCGAGCCTCAGCAGCAGATTCGCAACCGCTTCGGCACCTACTGGACTCGCCAGTGGCAGCGTTACGCTCTCGGCGCAGCGCGCGGCATCATCGCCTCGAACATTGCCAACAACGGCGGTGACATGGTGATCGACGCAGGCGCGACCATCAGCGCGAACGCGTTTCAGGATGCCGCGTTTACCGCCGGCGATGCGGCCGACCAGTTCGGCGCGATCGGCGTGCACTCGGTGGTGATGAACCAGATGGTCAAGCAGGACCTCATCGAGTATCTGCGCGACTCCGACGGCAAGATCATCCTGGCTACCTACCTGGGTAAGCCGGTGTTCATGGACGATGGCCTGGTGTACGGCGCTGGCAAGTACCTTTCGGTGTTCTTCGGTCAAGGCGCGTTCGGCTATGGCGAAGGCACGCCGAAGGTGCCGGTGGAGATCGAGCGCAAGCCGGGCGGAGGTAATGGCGGCGGTGCTGAGGTGCTGTGGGAGCGGAAGACCTACATCCTCCAGCCTGCTGGCTTCAGCTGGAAAGGCTCCGAGGCTCAGAACCTCAGCCCAACCGCGACCCAGTATGCCGCTGCCGCGAACTGGGAACGCGTGTTCAGCCGCAAGCAGGTCCCATTCGCCGCCGTCATCAGCGGTACCACCACGCCGTAATCCGGCCTTCACTTACCCTGGCGTCCGCGAGGGCGCCGGGCTGCATTGAGGTGACTCATGAAAGTTATCTACACGGACAAACCGGGCAAAGAGCGCGGCGTGTGCTACCGCCTGCTTAGTGAATTCTTCGGTGTTATTGGCACTGCCACTGAGGTGGTCATCGAGGGTGATGCGCCTGGAATTTACGATGCATACGAAGCGGCGGGCGTCAAAGTTTCGGAGGGCAAGGAGCCAGAAAGCGCCGAAACCGACCCTCTGAAAATGAAGGTGCCGGAGCTGAAAGAATGGCTGGCCGAGAAGGGCATTGCCTTTGACCCGTCCGCCAAGAAAGAAGACCTGCAGGCCCTGGTGCCAGCGGAATAAGGACAAGCACATGACTGACTTCATCACCGTTGCCGACGTTGACGCTTCGCTGGGTCCTGGCTGGGCCGGCACCGGTGATCCGGTCCTTGCTGTGACCATGGCCAACGCCTGGCTCACGGCCAAGATCAAGCGGGTTGTTCCTGATCCGGTTCCGCCCGAGATCAAAACAGCCGGCGCCCAGGTCGCCAAGGAGGCAGCGGCGGGCAAGTTGTACACGTCAACGCAGAAGGAAGTGCAGAGCAAGACGGTTTCGGCTCAGTCCGGCACATCCGTGAGCAAGACCTACGTGGCCGGATCTACCGATCAGTCGGCGGGTGTTAATTTCGCCCTGGCGCTGCTGGCGCCTTGGATCAAGCGCTCCGGCGTGATGATGCTGAATAGGATCTGATCATGGGTATGCGTGAAGAGATTCAGGCTGAAATGGCTGAGGCGTTTGACGATCCTGACGGCCTAGCCGACGCGGTAAAGCCAGTGGAGGGCGTACGCAAGGTTCCCGGTGAGTACGACCCCGACCTGGGCGGCGAGACGCCGGAGACCATATTCACGTACATGGGGCGCGGTGTCTTGGGCAGCTACCTGTCCAAGGAAATCGATGGCTCACTGATCCAAACCACCGACAAGAAGCTACTGGTGCTACAAAACGAGCTGTTCGTGTCAGAAGCCGGCGTGCCGACGGCGGTACCGGCCGAACCCGCCATCGGCGATATCGTCAACGGCATGCGCGTAATGAATGTGTCTGCCGATCCTGCTGACGCGACGTGGACAGCACAACTGAGGAAATGACATGGCCGCTCAATCCGGCAGCTTCGCCCTGAGCTTGGCCGAGTTCGCGGCGCAGACCAGCGAAGCGATCGATGCCAGTGTGCGCGAGATCATCATCGAAGTCGGCGGCAGCCTGATCCGCATGTCTCCCGTTGGTAACCCGGAGATCTGGGCGCAGAACGCGATCGCGACCGAGTACAACAAGGCCGTCGACGACCACAACAGCGCTTTGCGCAGTGACCCGGCCAACCTCACGAAGGGCGGCAGACTGAAGAAAGGCCGCAAGCTCAACGACGGCATGGACATCAAGGCGCCAGAAGGCTACGTCGGCGGCCGGTTCCGTGCGAACTGGCACATCTCTCTCGGCGTAGTCGAAAACGTCATCTTTGACGAGGCAGACCCAAGCGGCGCCGAAACCACTGCCGCACTGGTAGCAGCAATGGGTGACTTCACCGCCGGCCAGATGGCTTACATCATCAACAACTTGCCATATGCGGTCCCGTTGGAGTTCGGCCATTCGACCCAGGCCCCCGGCGGGATGGTTCGGGTAACCGTGGCTCGCTTCCAGCAAATCGTGTTGGAAGCCATCAGGAACAACCAGGTATGAGTCACGCCATCATCGCCTCGATCTACGAGGCAAAGCTGATCGCCTGGAACAATGCCAGGCTGGAAAAGCTAAAAATCGTTTTTGAGAACATGGCTTACACGCCGGCAGCAGGCGAGACCTATCTGCGGGCGTTCACCATCCCGGGCGACACGGCCAGCAACACGCTCGGCGGAGACCACCGACTGTATACCGGCGTGTTCCAGGTCAGCATTATTTGCCCGGCGGGCACAGGTAAAGCAAAAGCCAACCCCATTGCTGCCGAGATCATCGCGTTATTTCCACTTTACGTGCGTGACGAAAAAAATGGTTTCGTAGTTACGCCCATGACACCTGTAGACGTCGGCCCAGGCATCACAGGCGATTCAACCTACACCGTCCCGCTGTCGTTCTCATATCGGTCCGACATCACGCCATAACCCGCCCGTTGGGCAACTCCTGAATCCGCCTCTGCGCGGGTTTTGTCATTTCTGCAAAGAGGAAAACCCATGTCTGTTTACTTCCCCAACGGGGCGACGCTTTCGATTTCCAGCGGATTCGCCGCCGCCAAGCTGATTTCGGCAATCAGCAACGCCAACCCGGGTGTAGCTACCAGCGCCGCAAATGGCTTTGCCAATGGCGACATCGTTCTGGTCACCTCCGGCTGGGAGGACATCAACGAGCGCGCCGTGCGTGTATCCAACGCGGCGGCGGGCGCATTCACCCTGGAAGGCATCGACACCTCCAACGTGGCTTTCTTTCCCGATGGCATCAGTGGCGGTACCGCGAAGAAAGTGACCGGCTGGGTAGCCGTCAACCAGGTTATCGGCAACTCCATGTCCGGCGGCGAGCAGCAATACTGGACTTACGCGCCGCTCGAAGCGCGCCGTGACAAGCAGATCCCGACCACCAAAAATGCGCAGGCGTTCGCTTTCCAGCTGGCTGACGATGACAGCCTGGCCTGGTATGAAGAACTGGATAAAGCCGATCGAGAGAAAGAAGTGCGCATCTTGCGTATGTCGCTGCCCAACGGCAAAACGATCTACTACGCAGGCTATGCATCGTTCAACAAAACCCCGACGTTGGTGCGCAACGAAGGTGCGGCCGTTTCCTTTGGCTTTACCATCAACGCTGAAATCACCGCGTATCGCGCGCCGGTTGGCGCTGGCGGCGGGGCCTGATCATGGCGAAGTTCAAGATTGCGCAAGCGCCAACTTTCGCCGGTGCGGTGATGGTCCCGGTAGTTGGCCAAGACCCGGTGAAGGTGGAATTCACTTTCAAATATCGAGACCGCATCGAACTTGCCGCGCTGTTCGATGGATGGAATCAGCGACAAAAGCAAAGTCTCGAACAGTTCGGCGACAAGCCTACGATGTCGCAGATCGTTGCGGTCGACACCGAAAACCAAGTGCAGCAGATCAAGGATCTGGTTGTTGGCTGGGAGTTCGATGACAAGTTCGACGACGAGGGCATTAAGGCGCTGGTGACGTCTTGCCACGGTGCAACCGAGGCCGTGGTAAATGCTTACCAAACGGCCTACGCCAAGGCCCGCACGGGAAACTGATTCGCGCCGCCCGCGCCATGTATGAGCCTCCTCCGAATGCGGAGCAACTTGCCGCATTCGGGTTGGACGCTGACGACATCGAAGAGGAATTCGAAGTTTGGCCGTGCCTTTGGCCTGCTTTCCTCCTGTTCAACAGGATGTCCACTCAGTGGCGTGTCGGCGCCGGCGGCGCAATTGGTCTCGACTACAGCAGCATCCGCGACGTGGCCGGTTTCCTCGGCATCAAGAAAAAGAAACTCGCTGAAATCTTCCCAGACCTTCAGGTGCTGGAAGGCGAAGCCCTGCGCGTCATGGCAGAGGAAAGGGAAAACAGCCCGTAAACGCGGGCATCTATTCAAGGTGAGTCGATGAACATTGCAGAACTCGGCGTCAAGATCGACTCGGCCGACGCTATTCAGGCCAAAACCAGCCTGGATGAAATGGCGAAGGCCGGCGGCCGCGCCGAGCAGTCCGCCGTTTCGTTAATGAACGAAATGCAGGCGCTGGAGAAATCGCTCTCTACCAACGCCAAGACCACGCAGGATCTCGCAAAACAGCGGGAAGCATTGGCGAAGCTGACCAAGACCGGCGCCTATGGCGAGGCTGAGGCCGCCAAGATTTCTGCGCAGCTCGACAAGCAGCAGGTAGCGCTGGCCAGGTCGACCATGGATGAGCAGAAGGCACTGAACAGCTTGTTGGGCGCGATTGACCCGGCCCGCGCCGCGCTGGCGAAGCTGGATACTCAGGTCGAGCAACTGGGCAAACATCTGGATGCCGGCCGGATCAGCCAGGACGAGTACAACAACGCCCTGAGCAAGATCGATAAGGACTACGACAAACTCAACAGAACCACCACCGGTTTCGACAAACTGCGATTTGGCACGCGCCAGGCACAGGAAAACGTCGTGCAACTGGGGAATGCGCTGTCTTCGGGAGACTGGGGTAGCGGCGTTCGCGCTGTCGCACAACTGGGCGCTGGTGCAGGTGAGGGTGCGGCGGGTCTGCTGGCCATTCTCGGCCCGCTGGCGCTGGCCACCGCCGCGGTGGGCGGGCTGGCATACGCTTTCTATAAGGGGAGCGAAGAGCAAGACAGCTACAACAAATCGCTCATCCTGACCGGCAATTACGCCGGTGTGAGTGCTGGAAAGCTCGGCGATATGGCGCGCCAGGTGAGCGCGACTGTCGGCACAACTGGGCAAGCCGCTGAGGTTCTAGCGCTGCTGGCCGGTAATGGAAAGATTGCTGGCGAGAGCTTTACGGGCATCACTCAAGCAGCGGTGTCGATGCAGGAAGCGACCGGCAAGGCCGTTAGCGAGACTGTCGCGGAGTTCGCCAAGCTCGCCGACGACCCGGTCAAGGCATCTGCCGCGCTGAATGAGCAGTACCACTATCTCACTGCGTCGGTTTACTCGCAGATCGCCGCACTGGAGAAGCAGGGCGACCATGCCGGCGCCGTGAAGCTGGCTACTGAGTCGTTTGCCGATGCAATCAACGAGCGCACGCCCCGGATCCTCGAGAATCTGAGCTTTTGGGAGAAGGGCTACAACGCCGTCGCTCGGGCTGCTGATGGCTTGAAGAATATCGGGCGTAGCGATCTCGGCGCTGATATCGAGCAAGCCCGCCGGGACTTGGCGGGCGCTCAGGCGGGTGGCGTAGGCCTGTTCCAGAACAAGCAGGAGATGATCGACCTCTATCAAAATCGGCTCAACATGCTGGAGGACCAGCAGGCCGCAGAAGCCGATATCGCCAAGTGGCAGGGTGAGCAGGCGAAAGCCCAAGGGGATGCCGTCTCGTCGATGGCGAAGGTCGACGCTCTCACCAAGTCGGCGTGGACGAATGAGCAAAAGCGCACCGAAGCGATCAAGGAGTACAAGCGGCAGCTCGAAGATATCCGCAAGGTCGCCCCCAACGACCCGCGCCTGAATCAGGCGGCGATCGACAAGAACCTGGCGAACATCAACGACCAGTTCAAGGATTCGAAAGCGCCCGGCTCGCAGGTAGATCTGACCAGTTTCAACAATGCTAAGAACGACCTAGCAGTTATCAGCGCTGAGTACAAAAACGCTCAAAAGGAATTGGACGCAGCGCAGAAGGCTGGACTTGTCTCTCAGGCCGACTACGCCCTGAAGCGTGAAGCGCTCATCGGCAACGAGCGCGACGAAGTGACCGCAGCCTACGAGGCTGAGATCGCTGCGCTGGAAGCCGCGAAGGCGAAAAAGACCACATCTGCCGCCCAAAGCATCCAGCTGGATCAGAAGATTGCCGATGCTCGCGCCGGCATGGTCAAGGCTCAAAAGGAAGCTGACAGCGAGCTCGAAGTGCTCGCTACCAGCGAAACCGGAAGGCTGGCGAAGCAGGAGCGAGCGATTTCCTCCTACGTTCAGGCTTTGAGCCAACAGCTACGGGCATTGGAACTGGCAGGGCAGCGTGCGGTACTTGGCGTTGGCCAGGGAGATCGGCAGAACGCCCTAAACGGCGAACTGAACAGCCAGCAGGACCGGTTTGCTCAACAATCGCTGGAACTCGAAAACCAGCGATCTGACCCTTCGCGCAACATGTCGGAGGAGGAATTCGCGCGCAAGTCGCAAGCGCTCGCCGATGCGAACAAGGCCGCAACCGATCAGATCCGGCAGAACTACGCCGATGTCGATAAAGCTCAAGGGGACTGGACCAAGGGCGCGACGTCAGCCTGGGCCAATTACCTGGACTCGGCGAGCAACATCGCCGGCCAGACGAAAACTCTGTTCGGTAACGCCTTCAGCTCGATGGAAGACGCAGTCGTCAACTTCGCCATGACCGGGAAGCTGTCGTTCGCTGACTTCACCAAGTCGATTCTGGCGGACATGGCGCGGATCGCGACCCGTCAGGCCAGTTCGGCGCTGCTGAGCAGTCTCGTTGGTGCTGCTACCAGCTACTTCACTGGCGGCGGGGGCGGCAATGGACTGGCTGCTGGGTCTGCCGGTGCGACGTCGTCGAACCTCGGCGCTTCTTCGGCGGGGTACTCCGGCAGCTACTTTCCTCAGGCGCTGGGCGGTGCCTGGTCGTCGGGTGTGCAGATGTTTGCCAACGGCGGCGCCTTCGCCAACAACATCGTCAGCACGCCGACAGCTTTCGGGATTGCCGGCGGCAGGGCGGGCGTAATGGGGGAGGCAGGGCCGGAGGCGATCATGCCACTGACCCGCACCTCCAGCGGCAAGCTCGGCGTTCTCGCTGCTGGTGGCGGCTCTGGGACTACGATCAGCATCAGCGCGCCGGTCACGGTGGTAACTGAGGATCGTGGGTCTGAAGGCATGCAGATTGACCAGCAAGCGCTATCGGAAAACCTTCAATCGCAAATGCAGGCCGTGGCCCAGAAAGCCGTCGCTGACTCTTGGCGAGCGGGCGGTACCAGCTTTCGAAACGCCAATGGGAGGGCCTGATGGCAATCGAGAAATTCACCTGGCCAACCGAGCGCGGTGAGACACCCGAAATTACCTATCGAGTGCGCACCTCTAAGTTCGGCGGCGGCTACGCGCAGAACGTTGGCGACGGCCCGAACAACAAGGAGGACTCCTATCCGATCACCTGCTCCGGTCGAAAGGCCAAGGTGCTGGAGATCATGGAGTTCCTGGACCGGCACGCCGGCGCGAAGGCGTTTCTGTGGACAACGCCGCTCGGCGAACTCGGGCTGTTCACCTGCAAAAATCCAGCTCCCACCCCAATGGGCGGCGGGGTCTTCAAGCTCACCGCCACGTTCGAGCGGGCATTTCATCCATAAGGGGCAACCATGCCGCTGATCAGTGACATCCAGGTGCTTGAGCCTGGCAGCGAAGTGCTGCTCTTTGAATTGGACGGCACGGACTATGGCGCGGACGTTCTGCGCTTCCACGGGCACGCGATACCGCACACGCCGGCCGAGTTGATTGCCGCCGGCGCCGATGCTGACCAGCTGCCGGCGAAGGCGATCTACTGGCAGGGCAACGAGTACAGCGCTTGGCCTATGCAGATAGACGGCATCGAAGCCAACGGCGACGGCACGGCGGTCCGGCCGACATTGTCGGTGGGCAACGTCAACGGGCGCATCACTGCGCTCTGTCTGGCTTTCGAGGATCTGCTCGAATTCAAGCTGACGATGCGGCACACGCTCGGCAGCTACCTCGACGCTGCGAACTTCCCGGCCGGCAACCCAACGGCAGACCCTACCCAAGAGACGATCGAGGTTTGGTACATCGACCAGAAGACGAACGAGGACGGGGAGACGGTCAGTTGGGAGCTGGCCAGCCCGGGCGACGTCGGCAATGAATCAATCGGCCGACAAGCCACAACCCTTTGCCATTGGTGTCTCACCGGCGGATATCGCGGGCCGAACTGTGGCTACACCGGACCGTACGTCACGAAGGACGGCGTCGTCACTGACAACCCTGAACTCGACCAATGCGACGCCACGCTGGGCAAGGGCTGCATCCCGCGCTTCGGCGAAGGAAACCCGCTGCCGTTCGGTGGCTTCCCAGCCGTTTCCCTGATCGCGCGGAGCTGACCATGCGTAAGCACATCTTGAACGCGATCCAGGAACATGCGGCGGCCGAGTACCCGAAAGAGTGCTGCGGGCTTTTGCTGGCAATCGGTCGAAAGCAGCAGTACTTCCCCTGCGTCAATGTCTCGACCGAGCCGAACGAAGAGTTCCGAATCGACCCTGAGCAGTACGCCGCGGCCGAGGATGTCGGCGAAGTTATCGGCGTGGTGCACTCGCATCCGGACGCCACCAGCAGGCCGTCACCGCGCGACCTAGCCATGTGCGAAGCGACGGCGATGCCCTGGCACATCCTGAGCTGGCCGGAAGGCGATATCCGCACCATCGTGCCGACCGGCGAAGTGCCGCTGCTGAAACGTCCATTCGTCCACGGGGCTTGGGATTGCTGGCAGGTGTGCGCCGACTGGTACAAGCGCGAGTGGGGGCTGGAGTTCGAAGCCTTCAAGCGAGCCGATGGCTGGTGGGAAAGCAAGGACAACACCAGCTTGTACGAAGCGAATTACGAGGCCGCCGGCTTCTACCGCGTCGACCAGCCGCAGCGCGGCGACATGATCGTGATGGAAGTTGGGCGCACCGTTTACCCGAACCACGCCGGGATATTCCTCGGCACCGAGCCGGCGCTGCCGGGTGAGGATGCTGCGACGTTCGGGCCGGGTCCGTTCCTGCTGCACCACCTGTACGGCCGGCCTTCGGAGGTAATTGTCTTCGGTGGGCCGTGGCTCGACCGAACGCGTCTGATCCTTAGGCAAAAAGATGCACAACCAACCACATGATGCGGCTGAGCCGAGGAAGGGATTTATGAAATCGCTAACCAATACGGGTTTGTACGAAAAACAAAGTGGACGAGTCGGAATTGACGCCTATCAAGAAGCGGCTGATGAGGCCGCCGCCAGACAGGCGCGATCAATTAAAAACGTCCTTCAGCAGCGGCGAGAAAATTGCCAATCATCTTGTCGTAGTGCTCCTGATTGAGCGTGCCATTTTCCCTGTCGACATCGGTGAATATTTTCAGAGCTTCCTTAAACGCACCAGAGTCAATATTGCCAGATTTCTTTAGGCTCAGAATTAGGGCGAGTAATGCTGACGTGTTCGCAAGGTGCCCGGCTGCTGCTGCAAATTTGTTTTCGCTCATTTGACCTCCTAGGTCCTATCCGCGCCGACATTGGCGCAATCCCAGTCCTTGGGTTTGCAGGCAAAGGACTAGGAGTAGAATTCTAGAGCCCTAAATCTTTCGCCAATTTTTCACCCAGCAATCGGTAACCAGGGCGTACGGTTGGATCTGTATCAACAGTTGCTAGAAAGTCGGCAAAGATATTCAGCTGGTCTTCATCGTTCTGCGTAATTTGACGATCAACAGGTGCCAGAAACTCATTGATCTCAGTGGCGTCCAGATCCGCTGGCAATGACCTGGTAGCGGTAAATTGTTTCATTTCTTGATATATAGCCGACCGAATCACGGCCTTTCGATGAGGGCCTTTGTGAGGGATAGCTAGTGCCGCTTTTAAAATGTCGCCCTTTGCCACGTGTTTGCCTCCTAAGCGAGTGAAGGCAAGAGGCTACTACTGTCGGGAGACGGGACGTTACTGAGGATTCGTACAGCTGGACGAGCGTTGGATCCAAGTCGTATATTGGTGGCACATCCACCTTCAGTAAGGAATTTCCAATGGGTTACGGCAGTGATTTGATGGTGGAGCAGGCTGAACAAGAAATGGAAGAGCACCGCGAAGCTTGGATCAAGAAAAATGCAAAGCTGGGCGTTCATAGCTCCCAAGATCTGGAACAGCTTTGGGATGATATGCAGAATGATCCGTACCACGCGGATCCGGATATGCAATCTTATTTCGATCCGACAATTGATGATCGTCTGGCAGGTCTCGAAAAAGCGCGGAAACAAGCAGCGGATGCGAGAAAGGCTAAAGCTGACGCAAAAAATGGCCTGACCAAAGGCCCTCTCGATGACTTTGTTGATTTTTAAACGTAGGTTTTTGAGGGAAAGCCCAGCCACCCGCTGGGCTTTTTAGTTTCTGCAACTCCAGTGATATCTTGCACCCTTTCCCACAGGAGTGACCTGCATGAAACTGATCGTAGGAGCGCTGGCGGTAGCGCTGTTGGCGGGGTGTTCTTCACCATCTGACTTGATGGCGTCGGGCCCGTCAGCGACCGTGTCGTCGACGAAGGTTCCGAAGGCCCTGGCGTTGTGCGTCTTTCCTGTTTGGCAGGAGCACAACTCGAACGCGAGCATGAGCGAAACAGCCAATGGCTACAGGATCGTTAGTGGTTTTGCTCAACAGACGGATGATGTACTCGATATTACAGCAGCCCCCAAGGGCTCCGTCGCCAAGCTTTATCAGCGAGTTGCATGGTCACAAATTGGAAGGGGCGATTTAAAAGAATCGCTCCAGAAATGCAAATAATCAGAAGCCGCCGCAAGGCGGTTTTTTTATGGGAGGACAAAAAGTGGCAGCGTACCCGCATTCATCCGGCATGACAGTCATTAAGCTCTCAGGCTCTCTCGCAAAAAGGTTCGGCAGAACCCACCTGAAACAGATCGATTCAGGCTCAAGCCGTGAAGCTTTCAAATCATTGGGCTGCACGATCGAAGGGTTCGAATCGGAAATAAAGCGACTGTCCAGCCTGGGCATTCGCTTTGCGGTTTTCAGAAACCGCGTAAATGTTGGCGAGCCGGATTTGGATCTTGGCGGCACTCGGGAAATTAGGATCGTGCCAGTCGTTGAGGGTAGTAAGCGTGCAGGCGTTTTGCAGACTGTCGTGGGTGTCGTTTTGCTTGCGATATCCTACGCGCTTCCATTTACGGCGCCATACCTGACCCCGGCCGGGATTGGTCTTATCGCCGGCGGCGTGATCCAAATGCTCAGCCCGCAGGCCTCAGGCCTGAAGCAAAGCGCATCCCCCGAAAACTCCCCGTCCTACGCCTTCGGCAGCGCCAAGAACACCACGGCCAGCGGCAACCCGGTACCGATCTGCATCGGCGAACGCCGGTGGGGCGGGATGATCATCTCGGCCTCGATTCTGGCTGAAGACAAAGCGTAATCAGGACAGCAGCACACCGACCGGCCGCGAGGCGGTTTTTTTATGCCTGGAGGAAAGCATGGGCGCAGCAGCACAGATCGATATCCACGGCGAGAAGGGCGGCAGCAGCAAGCCGAAGTCGCCGACCGAAGCCAGCGACAGCCTGCGCTCGACCAACCTGGCCAAGCTGCTGATCGCCGTGGGCGAGGGAGAGTTCGACAGCGTCCCGACCGATTACGACATCTACCTGGACAACACGCCGATTCGCGATGCCAGCGGCAACTACAACTTCCCGAACGTGAAGTGGGACTGGCGCCCGGGCTCCGTGGATCAGACTTACATCCCCGGCATTCCGTCCGTGGAGAACGAGACGTCGCTGAACATTGAGCTGCGCAGCGATTCGCCGTGGGTTCGATCGATCACCAATACCCAGCTTTCCGCAGTGCGTATGCGTTTGGCGTGGCCTGCGCTGCAACGCTCTGACGACCAGGGAAACGTCGGCGGCTACCGGATCGAGTACGCAATCGATGTGGCCACCGATGGCGGCGCCTATCAGCAGGTGCTGGTGGACGCCGTCGACGGCAAGACCACCACGCGCTACGAGCGCTCCCGTCGCATCGATTTGCCGGACGCCACCACCGGCTGGCAGATCCGCGTGCGCCGCCTGACGCCGAACCAGAACAGCAACAAGATCGCCGACACCATGCTGGTGGCAGGCTACACCGAAGTCATCGACGCCAAGCTGCGCTATCCAAACACCGCGCTGCTCTACATCGAGTTCGACGCCGAGCAGTTCACCAACATTCCAGCGGTTACCGTGAAGTGCAAGGCCCGCCGCTGGATGGTGCCGACCAATTACGACCCGATCGCCCGCACCTATACCGGGACTTGGGACGGCTCGATGAAATCGGCCTGGACCAATAACCCGGCGTGGATCACCTACGGCATCTGCACCGAAGACCGGTTCGGCCTGGGCAAGCGCATCAAGCCGTTCATGGTCGACAAGTGGGAGCTATACCGCATCGCCCAGTACTGTGACCAGATGGTGCCGAACGGACTGGGCGGGCAGGAACCGCGTTTCCTCTGCGACATGAATCTACAGGGCAAGGCTGATGCCTGGTCGCTGCTGCGCGACATCTCGGCGATTTACCGGGGCATGACGTACTGGGCGCAGGGCCAGTTGGTGATGCAGGCGGACATGCCGCGCGCGCAGGACTTCGACTACGTGTTCACCCGGGCAAACGTCATCGATGGCAAGTTCTCATATGGCAGCGCCTCGGCGAAGACTCGTTACACCCGGGCACTGGTCAGCTACGACAATCCGGCGAACAACTACGATACCGATGTCATTCCGTTCGCTGACCTGAATCTGCAACGCCGCTACGGCGACCGGCCGACCGAACTGAGCGCCATTGGCTGCACGCGCGCCTCCGAGGCACAGCGCCGTGGCAAATGGGCGATCCTCAGCAACAACCAAGACCGCACCGTCTCGTTCAAGACAGGCATGGAAGGCGTGATCCCGCTGCCCGGCCACATCATTCCGGTGGCGGATTCGCTGCTGGCTGGTCGCGAAGTAGGCGGCCGGATCTCGGCGGTGACGGGGCGGGTGATCACGCTCGATCGCGACACCCAGGCCAAGGCTGGCGATCGGTTGATCATCAACCTGCCTGGCGGCCGCGCCGAAGGTCGGACCGTGCAGAGCGTCAATGGCCGCGCCGTCACTGTCACCGTCGCCTACAGCGAACCGCCGGTTGCGCAGTTGCAATGGGCGCTCGACGCCGATGACCTGGCCATTCCGCTGTACCGCGTGCTGCGCACCAAGCGCACCACCGAGGGCGACTACGAAATCAGCGCGCTCCAGTTCGAACCGAGCAAGTTCGCGTTCATCGACACCGGTGCTCGCCTGGAAGAACGCCCGATCAGCGTGATCCCGATCACCGTCGTCCCGGCGCCGTCCAGCGTTTCGCTGTCGTCGACTTCATCGGTGGTGCAGGGGCTGGCCGTGGCTACCATGACGATCACTTGGCCAGCCGTGCCTGGCGCCGTTGGCTATGACGTTGAATGGCGCAAGGACAGCGGCAACTGGATCAAGCTGCAGCGCACCGGCGTGACCAGCGTGGACGTGGTCGGCATCTATGCCGGTGCGTACGTGGCCCGTGTTCGCGCCGTGAGCGCTTTCGACATCACATCGATCTGGCGTAACTCGATCCTGACCAACCTCAGCGGGAAGCAAGGAATGCCGCCTGCGCTCAGCTACCTGACCGCCACGCCACTGCTGTTCGGCATCTATCTGAAGTGGGGTTTCCCTGCTGGTGCCGAGGACAGCCAGCGCACGGAAATCTGGTACGGGCCTACGACTGATCTGGAAGCTGCGACCAAGCTGACAGACCTGGCTTATCCGCAGAGCGATTTCTCGATGCTCGGCCTGCGCGCCGGCGTGACCTTCTACTTCTGGGGTCGAATCGTCGACAAGATCGGCAACATCGGTCCGTGGTATCCGATCGGGCTTGGCGTGCAGGGGCAATCCAGCTCCGATGCTGCTGCCATTCTGGAGATGATCGCCGGGCAAATCACCGAAACGGAACTGGGACAGGATCTGCGAGACGAGATCGATAAGATCCCGGGGTTGCAGGCACAGATCGATGCGCTGGATGGGCTGAAGACTTACAACCCGGACGACACCTACGAGGAGTATGACCTGGTCGTGGTGGGCAAGCGGATCTATCAGGCCACCGGCCCGGTGCCTGTCAAAACCCCACCGCCGAACCCGCTCTACTGGCTCGACGTTGGGCAGACGGTCGAGACCGCCAATGGTCTTGCCCAGCAGGTGGCGACCAACACCGCCGAGATAGTCGAACTTGATGGAGAGGTTACTGCTCAAGCAACTGCGTTTCAGGCCCTTCGTGCCTCATTCCGTGATGACGATGGCGAAGGGGATTTGGATGATGCGCTGAAAGGCTGGAGCAGTACCGCGTCGATAGCGAACGAAGATCGAGTCAGATCTTCCGAAAACCTTGCCACCGCGCAGAAGCTGACGACCCTCGATGCGACGGTGGCGGAAAGCGCGGCGAATGTTACGGACCTTCGGCAGGTTGTCGCCACTGACAAGGAAGCAACCGCGCAGGCTATCACTCAGGTTAACGTCAAGGTCGGCGAAAACAGCGCCGCCATTCAGGAAACGTCAACTGCCTACGCCGACACCACCGGCAAGCTCTCCACCATGTGGTCGGTGAAAATGCAGGTCACGGCAAATGGGCAATACGTCGCGGCCGGCATCGGTCTCGGCATCGAGAATACCGGTGCCGGCTTGCAGAGCCAGTTCCTTGTAAGCGCTGACCGCTTCGCCATCGTCAACACGATTGCCGGCGGTGCAATCTCTGTGCCGTTCGCAGTGCAGGGCGGGCAGGTGTTCATGAACTCGGCGTTCATCATGGATGGCTCGATCACCAACGCGAAGATCGGCAACTACATCAGCTCTTCCAACTACATCGCCGGCCAGCAAGGCTGGATCCTGAACAAAGACGGCACGCTTGAAATAAACGGCATCGTTCCCGGGCAGGGGCGTCTGGTGATCAACTCACTGAACGTCTCGGTCTACGACGCCAACAACGTGTTGCGTGTTCGTCTCGGCTATCTGGGGTAATCAATGGCGCTATTTGGACTGCGTGTCTTTAACGAGAGCGGTCAGCTCGCTATGGACACCAACAGCTTCACCTATCAGGTGATCTGGCAGGGCGTGATTGACTTCAGCGGGACTGTGCCCAGCTACACGCTGAATATCCCTGGCTTCAATCCAGCCAACTGCGTGTTCATGATCATTCCGACGAGAGCACAGGACGTGCAGCCTTCGGAGAACGACTCGTCGGGCAACATCCGTTCTTATCCGTTCGTGACTACAGCGGTAGGGCAGGTCATCGTCAGGCCGAAGAACCCATCATCCAGCGCCTCGACACTCCAGTCGCGAATTGTCTCCAAGGCCTACGCCATAAGGTTCGCGACATGAGCTTCGGATTTCAGAGCATCAACGATAACGCCTTCGTTCAAATAGATTCGGAGGCGCCACGGCTGTGCATGCTGACAAGGGGAAACTATTCAGGAGTTGCCAATGCCACGGCCACATTTCCGCGCGCGGTGACTAGCCAGGATCCACCATTGGTTTTCATCCGCCCGGATCAGACGGGATTGATCCAGGTGCCGTATTCGGTCTGGTTCACCGGAGGTCCGGGCAATTGGACAGGCTTTTCAATGAATGCCTCGAAGGTGAACGAGTCGCTGAGCGGCCAGTATTTCGTCGCCGCGTGGGCTTCGATGGGTACAGCCACGTATGGCCTCCGCTTGTGGGATGCCAGCGGTGTTCTTTGCTACGACAGTGGCGCCCCTGCGGTGGTTGTGACGTTCGCGGCAGGGAACTGGACATATCTCGGTGCCGAGCAACTGAGCGTGGGGCAGCGCTACATATGGGGTATCACCAAAGCGCTTGGTGTCGGTGAGTACGTTTCGATCAACCCATTCACGATGACCTGTCACAACAACTCTTCTGGCGGTGCCTGCGCGCTCGGAGTCGACTACGCCAATGGCCGAATACTGATGTACAGCCTCGCCTCGAACGCTTGGACTGACCAGGGCCACCGCCCATTCCTCTGCGCCAAATTGCTGGCTTGAGTCTTTAATTTCTGGAGATACACAATGCCCTGGTACAAGACGGGAACGGTCTCTGTCACCCAAAATTCCAATGCGGTTATCGGTACCGCTACCGCGTTCATCGCCAATGCTCGCGTAGGTGACGCGTTTCGTGGCCCCGACGGTGGTTGGTACGAGGTAACGAATATTGCAAGCGATACAGCACTGTCTATCTCGCCGAACTATCAAGGCTCGACCAACGTGTCTGGTGTTTACGCGCTGGCGCCGATGCAGGGTTACGTCAAGGATTCGGCCGACGCGCTTCGAGCACTGGTCAATCAATTTGGCGGCGTACTGGCTGTGCTTGGCGAGACGCCCACGCAGACTGGAGTAAGGCAGGCGCTCAACCTCGCGACTGCCGATGGGCTGCCTGAAGGTCAAACCAATAAATATGCGACACCAGCTACTGTTCGCGGCATCACGCTGACCGGACTTGACCTGACAGTGAAAACACCGGTCGTTTCGACTGACACGATTCTGGCGGCGTTAGGAAAACTTCAAGCCGGGAAGGCTGCTGCCGGGGCGAACACTGATATCACAGAGCTGAACGGCCTGACGAAAGCTGTCACTGCCGCTCAGGGCGGTGTATCGGCTGGTTACATTGAGGGCTTGATCCCTCAGTGGAATTCGGCGACATCGATCACTGTTTCGCCCGGTACCGCTTACATCCCGGGCGCGCAAAAGCCTCTGGTCGCAGCATCGCCCTTGACGCTTTCGGGCCTGTCATTGACCGCTAACGCCTGGTACTACCTTTACCTATACGACAACGCCGGCGTAACGGCCGTTGAACTGGTGACCACAGCCCCTGCCGCACCGTATAGCGGGACAGCGCGCACAAAGACAGCAAACACCAGTCGGCGATTTATCTGCGCCTTGAAGACTGGATCTTCTGGTCTTTTTGCTTTCCTGTGGATGGGGGACACCATCCAATTTATGGAGACGTTCAGCGATCCGCCGTTTCGTGTTGTTTTACAAGCCCCGGCGAGCACTCCCACAACTTCTGACCTGTCGCCAGCCGTGCCGATTACAACTCAAATCGCCTTGACTATCGCCACGGCGAACGCCGGCGCATCTGCTTACGATATGTACTTCAGTACGCCCGAGCGTCAGCCCAAAGTGCTGCAGGTCGCATCAGGTGCAACATCCTCAACCCGGTCAGCCCTCCGGCTCGCAACCAGCCCAACGCAGCAAATCAGCAGATGGGTCTCTGGTGGTTCGCTGACCCTCGACGTTTACGGATACGGGAACGACAGATAATGCCCTATGTAATCAACGCTACAGGATGGAACTCAGTAAGTGATGACTTTCAGGAAAGCGAGCTTTCGGAAGGCGAAACACTGGTTAGCGAAATACCACAGTGGTTCTACGAAAGGCTCGCGGCCGCTGAAGAGCAGGCGCTATTGATGGTTGCCGAGAACGCATGGCGCGAACAGGAGATTGGATCGATAGCCAATCAGCTGATGGCCTTGGAAGAGAGCGAGGCTACAGGAGAGGCCGCCGGTGCGCTTCCGGGCACTCGATCGCAGTGGCTTTCGTATCGCACCAAAGTTCGCGCCTGGAAAGAGGGTGCTGAGGGCTTTCCCGACTCAGCCCAACGACCCGCCCGACCGGAATAGGCCAATGAAATCGGAAACCCGGCAGCACGCACATCGATGCGATGTTGCCTAGAAAGCAGGACTATTGCAGAAGGTTGATGTTGAAACGAGTCAGCGCCTATGTAGACTGTCGATCGAAGCCATCTAGGGAACACTGCAGTGCTAAGACGAACACTCATTAAAGTCCTGGCCATTATGGTCGCGATCTCATTGGCTGGCTGCGCCAGCCATCCCGATACTTCTCCGAAAGTGCTGATCATCGGTGACTCCATATCGCTTGGCTATACACCCTACGTAACGCAAGCCCTGTCATCTGATGCAGTCGTGATTCACAGCCAAGGAAACTCCGAGGACTCAAATAACGGGGTTCGGAATGTGGAGCGGTGGGTTGGTGCAAAAAAGTGGGACGTGATCAGCTTCAACTTCGGTCTATGGGATCTCTGCTACCGGCGTCCAGGACCGATCACCTTTCAAAATCGAGACAAGGTTAATGGTGCCGTCGCGGTCCCTCTTGCACAGTACGAGAAGAATCTTTCGTTGATTGCCAGCCGATTAAAGGCAACCGGCGCCAAGGTGATCTTCCAAACCACCACTTTCGTTCCGGACAATGAGCCTGGCAGGCATGCAGGTGATGTCGTCCGTTACAATCAAGTCGCCACTGAAGTCATGAAGCGCTTTGGCATATCTGTCAATGATTTATCTGCCGTGTCGGCTACATTGCCGGCCCAGATGTATGAGTCCGACACCGACGTGCATTACACCGAATCTGGATATTCCGAGCTGTCCAAGTCTGTATCCGATAGCATTCGCTCAGAGCTGTAGCCGCCCCTTCGTTTATAGATCCCCGCCGAGTGCGGGGTTTTTTTTGTCTGGAGAAAAGTGATGCCTGTAACCGAAAAAGACCGCGAAATTCTTGCCCTCACTCTTTGGGGAGAGGCGCGAGGGGAGGGGCCCGCCGGCCAGATCGCCGTGGCCTGGGCGATCCGCAACCGTGTGTTTGACGGAAAGGAAAAGTCGTGGTGGGGCGAGGGCTACGCCGGCGTCTGCCAAAAGCCCTGGCAGTTCAGCTGCTGGAACAAGATCGACCCGAACTACCAGTTCCTGATTGGCGTGAAGGAAATCCCGTTCCGCGAGCTGGCGCAGTGCCGGATCGCCGCTGACCAGGTGATCGACGGAAAGGTGCCGGACCCTACCGGCGGCGCGACGCACTATTACGCCACCAGCATCAAACCGCCGACGTGGTCCCTGAGGGCGAAGCAAACCCTCAGACTTGGTGGCCACTTATTCTTCAAGGATGTACTGTGATTACCATGTCTTGGACGAATGACAGCGTGCTAGATGTATGTCAGCAAGATATAGAGTTAACTATTCAAACTCGATAGGTTGGTCTATTTAGATCCTCCGTAGCACTGATAATAGTCAATGCTTGTCTCAAGGTAGGTGTTGAGCGTAGAGGTTGGCAGTTTAGAAAATGCTCCATTTCGTGTAGCCATGGGTTCTATTCCTATTTCATTTTTGATTCGCTGAGAAGTGACGTCTCCATAATCGCTAACTCCAATAATTCTGTCTCCGCATGTGCTCAAAAGGTCGGCCGCTCCGGTTAATGGCCACGTCCTATCGATTGCCATGCCAAACTTATTAATCTCCCATTCTGTGATTTGAGAGCCTCGGCTTGACGACAGCAAAGCGATGTTGATAGACCAGTATGTCATGACTATAAGTGACGCGGTGAGAATGAGGTTTGTTGAGCGCCAACGTGGAAGGCTAAATGCCACGATTATCGATGCCAATAGCGCTAAACTTATGTTTCGCTCAAAAAAAACAGGTTTGGTTGCGAAGTATATATATATTACGGACGCCATAATTGAAAGGCCAATCATCCAGTTCGGTGAACTACGCAAAGGTGTTCTAATGGCGATGCAAGCTGCGCCAGAAATACCTACGGCGAATAGAGCTAAATGGCTCGCCCAATCAAGCATCCCGGTTCCAGGATTAGAGTGCGGGAGATGTTGTGTTGAATACTGCCTCATCAGCCTGCCGAGACCGTCAAAAAATACGTTTGGCTCGATGAATGTGTAGGGTGAGGTTGCCGCAAACCCAGCTAACATTGCCAACGCTGATATTGCCAGCAAGCGAATCGTTTTAGTGGGTTCGTTTCTTAATAATTTTAAGCCCTCAGGTAGAAATATTATTGCTGTGGCCGCGAATGTTAACTTGGAAGCTGTGCCGACTCCAATTATAAATGCTGCTAAACTCCATCTCAAAAGCACACTTCGATTTACAGAAGCCACAAAAATCACGGCTGCTGCTAAGAAATAAAGAAGGCTTTCCGCTCTTGCTAGATGAGCATCAAACGCCATCGTAGGGAGAACCGCTATAGCTGTCGATGTATAGAATCTACGCCAAAAAGCAATCCCTCCGTTCTTCATTGCGAACCAAATGAATGCAAGCGCTCCGAGCTGAAGGGCAATATTAGCCGAACGCAGAGCTGCGATAGTTTCGTTTTCTGTAGGCTTCAAAAAGGGGATTGCAAATAAGTTGTAACTATAAAAATTGTGCATGTCGCGTTTGAAGTACGGCATTATGTTTTCGGCAAGTCGCCAGTTGCCGTTGAAATCGCCTCGCTCAACCATAGAGCGAGCTACGGAGGGTGCAATATTTTCATCTACATTAATCGGGCCGTCAGAAAACTCGATTCGAAGTATGATGAATAAAATTGCTACAAATGCCAGTGCTACGAATTTTCTCAGGCTTAAGTTGTTTGTATTCGAAGTTTTATCACATTTTGATAGTGGCTGTTTTCGGGTTGTCTTATCTAATAGGTCAAGGCTCATCTTTAATCTGACTCAAAAAGTTCTACGGCGCGCATTGTATGGGAAACGTAATCGTGAAAATAGTGGTCGGTTTATGCGCCCGCCCCCTATCGGATATCGCTTCTCTACGCAGAACCGCAAGACAATCGAGGCTACCCCGCGCTGTCATCGCGACAGCTGTCGATAGCTTTCAGTCTGGCGTCATCAAAACAGCCAAGGTCATTTTGATGAATTCTTCATTTCGATCGAGCGCGGCCAGAGAGCTGCGGACGTTTTCCGCGACGTCGGCGGATCCGCGCTGCTCGACCCAGAGGGTGAGCTCCATGATGGCGGCTTCAAGAGCGAGCTGGTTTTCGTTGATTTTGAAGAGTAGGGAAGGGAGCAGATCAGAGTTTGGCATTGGTTTCCTCCTTGGACGAAACCAGAGTAGCAGGGGGATTCAATGTCGGCAGAACGCCGGAGAAGGGCAAAGCGCTGGATTATGCAGAGTCGGTATAATGCCAGCTTCTCAGTGCCCGATAGGATTTCAATCTTTACGTGAAATTTAAGGTCTTTTTCGGGCCGCAATCATTCTGCGGTATGCGAAAACATTGGGCCGAATGGCAGTCTTTCGAGTCGAATTGCGGCCCAAAAAATCGCATCCAAGCCGCAGCCCGCTTGATTCTGGCGCGGGACTTAAAATCCCCCGCTCGTAAGGGCGTGCCGGTTCGATTCCGGCTTCGGGCACCATAAATATCAAGGGCTTGCATGACATATCTCATGCAAGCCCTTCGTTCTTTTTTCCGCAATCAAAAAATCTTTTCCGCAATTCGTGACCGCCAGTCACTTCGTAGGGGTAACCTTCATCCCCTTCCGCATGCGGATGTACTGTTCTGTCATCCCGACGGTTGTATGTCCGAGCTGGTCCCGAGCTTCTCGGATGCTGCCTGTTGACTCCTCCTTATCCGTCGCCGCTTTTGCTCTTAGGTCGCGCATCTGAAATTCTGCTTTTGGAATCCCGGCTGCTTCCCTGGCGTCATCGAACCGTTTTCTGAGCATGCTGGTTGTCATCGGCTGCCCAGAGTCGATTACTACGAGACGTGTTGATCTGATTTTGTGTCCAGCCTTTCGTGCCATGATTCGATCGATTACGACTTTGAGCTCACCAATGATCTCGATCCTTCGTTTAGCCCCAGTCTTGCCTTGCTGAACAGAGAGCTTCCCGTCTTTTATGTCTCGCTCATCCATCTTCAATGTGTCTGCGACCCTCTGACCTGTTAGATAGAACAGGTCCAAAGCGTCTCTCAATGGCTGATCGGCATGCTGGTAGGCTCTGGCAAGTACGTCGTCTTCGACATATATGTCGCGACCGGTTTCTTTATTGCCTTTCACGCCTGAGCAAGGATTTGCCAAGGATGTATAGCCATTCTCGCGAGCAAAGTTCCAGATGGAGCTGAGTAACGCTTTCTCCCGATTCGCACGAATAGGTGCTGCCTTACCGCGATGACGAAGGTACTGGCTAACATGTTTCGGTTCGATTGCTTCTAGAGGAGCGGGCGGGTCGTTGAAGAACAGGAGAAGGTTTTTCAGTTCGCGCGCGTTGTCCTTTTGGGTGGCGTGGGCTTTTGTGGGAACCACCTCATTCATATAAAGCTCGGCTACGTAAGCAAAGGTAAGTACGGTTTGTGTCAAAGCTTGAGAGACGCGGCTTTTTTCGAGCTTTGCGTACTCTAGTATGGCTAGGCCGTAATCTGTACCTAGCGGGATTTCCTTGCGTGGTTTCCCGCCAGTGTCGTAAAGGTAATAGGTGGTGTTGCCGCGTTTTCTCTCGCGCAGCCGGGGAATGCTCCCCGGCTTTGTTGGTCTTCGTCCCATTTATCCCACCAGGCGCGGCTGCCACGTTGGCGTTTCTGGCGCGGTGGTAGTTGCTCCTGTCAGCGCCGAGGCAATCACGCAAGGCCAGCCATTGCGCTTGATGGTGTGACGAATGCCATTGCGCTTCAGTACCGTAATCTGACCGGCTTTAGTTTTAGCTCCGGTAAGCTCGCAGACCTGCTCATGGCTAAGAAATTGAATGTTCATGCTGCCTCCTTGCTAGGAAATACAGAGCGCTTCGAATGCGCTTGCTGCCACGACTGGAACCTGTCCGTTGCCAATGGCCTTAAGTCGGTCCACCCGATGGGCCATCCCATCAGCCACTCGGCCCATTCCGGGTTCAGATGACCACCATCCAATGCCATCACGGCGTGATCCAGACGATCGTTCGAGCGGTCGGCCCCGGATCGGCGAGTCAGTGCGGCTGGGGAGGATCCCTTTGCCATACTCGCTACCGGTGTTGGCCACCGTCTGAAGGCGGTCTTCTGCAATGAGCCAGATCCGGTCCCGCTGATGAGGGGCGCCGAGGTCAGCCGCTCCGATAACACCCCATCGCGCGTCATACCCCATTTCGGCAAGGTCACCGAGCACCACGGCAAGTCCTCTTCCCACAAGCAATGGTGAGTTCTCCAGTTCGACGTAGCGCGGTCGTACCTCATCGGTAATTCGTGCCATCTGCCGCCACAGTCCTGAGCGTTCTCCGGCGATACCGAGGCCGTTGCCTGCGACCGAGATGTCCTGACAAGGAAATCCTCCCGAAACCACGTCAACAAGGCCTCGCCAGGGGCGTCCGTCAAAACTGCACACGTCAGACCAAATCGGGAAAGGCGGGAGCAGTCCATCGGTTTGTCGTTGCGCCAGAATCTGTGCGGCGTAGGCATCACGCTCAACGGCGCAGACGGTGCGCCAACCGAGGAGGTGTCCGCCGAGTATTCCGCCACCAGCGCCTGCGAAAAGAGCCAGCTCATTCACGCAATCTCCTTGATAGACGGGAAGCCTGTAAATGGGCATGCTCGGCTCCTTTTTCTGGGTAGGAGCCATGATGGATGATGAATTGTAAAATTCCGGAGAGGATGGTCACTCAAACGCTGTGGGCGGTATGGGCTTTGCTCTTTGGGGGGGCCGCTCTTTGGCTTTTGGTTGGGTCGGTTGCTTACTGGGTAAAGCATGGGTGGCTTCCGCCCGATACATCTGGGTGGGTGCAAGGTTTGGGGTC